CAGCAGCTTCCGCCGCCCCCCAACCACAGTCGGGTAGGGAATCGTGGCCAGCTGCGGCCCGCGCCCGACGTCGACCATCTTCGGCTTGATGAAAATTCGCTTTGGTGCCTTGGCCATCATGTCACCTGGAATTTGACGTCATCCCCATTGGGGTCGCCGTCGTAGGTATCCGTGCCGTCGATCAGGAGCAGCACGCCGTCGCCGGGGCGCTCGCGGCCAGCTGCACCGAGCGAGATCTCTTGCAGCCACTGGATGCCGATCACCGTGTAGGCGGTCTTCTCGTCTTTGGTCAGATACCGCGAGCGGAACTTGACGCTCTTGGCGACGGGCGGCTTGCTGAAGATCTTGGCCGTGTCGGCGTCGCGGAACACGTCGGCGTAGATGAAGCGGAGCGCCTCGCCGATGAAGTCGAGCGCGTCAGTCGTTCGATCGGCGAGCACGCCTCGGACGATGACGTACCACACGAAGGTCGGCGTGCACTGGATCGTCATCCCGTGTCCGGTGCGCTCGGCCTCGCCGTCGATGACGGTGATGATCGAGCGCGGGGCCATGCCGGCCTGCTGCATGATGAACTCTTGCGTCACGGGCCCTATGTGCCCGATCGTCGCGTGCTTGGCGTGGGTGCCCATCCACCTCTGTACCTGCGCGACGACGATGTCGCGAGCTTTCCGCAGATTGCTCTGCGGCCGCGGGTCGGGGAGCACGGGCTCGGTGACCGCCATCACCAGCCCCTTTCAAAGTCGGCCGGGAAGATGCTGTCGAGCGACCTGCCGAGCTCGCGGCTGACCCCAACGTACTCGCGCGCGGGCAGCCGGCCGTCGCGCGACCCCGTTTGGTGGACGGTCGCGTAGGGCAGTGCCGAGCCGAAGCCGAGCATGTCGCCGTTGCGGTCGTACTCGAGCGAGTCGGCGAGGTCTCCGTCCGAGAACAGCAGCTTGTGCTGTGGCCCCCGCGTCTTGGCGTAGTCCGGGGACCAGTCGTCCCAGGGCTTGCCGCTCGGGCTGACCGTGTCGTCCTCGAGTCGCAGGCGCGTGTCTTCCTCGAGCGCTTCGCCGAACAGGACCAGGGCACGCCCCGGCCACCAGGAACCCCAACGCCCCTCGAGCACCTCGAACTCGATCAGTCCGTCGAGCTGGAGATCCATCAGCACCCACACTTCCCGGTGGTCCCGAGATTGCCGATCGGGAAGACCTTGACGATGGGCCCGCGGTTTGCCGGGCGCGGCGCGACGATACCGAGGTCGAGGCGCTTGTTGGCGATGTCGTCGAAGTAGGCATTGACCTCCTCGACTCCGCGACGGATGCGATCCGTCAGCACGCCGTCGTCAGTCAGCGCATCGCGAGCAGCGATCTTGGCAGCCGCGTGGCGAAGGTGCGGCGGGATCGTTGTCGGGAGCGCCAGGTATGCCTGAAGGATCTTCGTGTCGAGCACCGAACTCGCGGTCTCGATCGTCGAGTCGATCCGCAGCAAGATCGTCGTTGGGATGTCGAAGGTCAGCCCGTCGATGTCGAACGCCGTCAGCGGCGTCAACCACAACTGCGAGTCGAAGTGCATGCGGACGTTGTCCTCGGTACCGCCGTACCAACGGACCACATCCACTCGTTCGCAGTAGTTCGGCATGGCCTACTTCTTCGACTTCTTGATCGCGGTCTTCAGCAGCTTGACGACGGGCGGGCGATTCTCGCCGACAACCTCAGCTCCCAGAGCTTGCTGAAGCGCCGCCGCGTCGAGGCCCTTGATGGCGGCCTTGACCTCGTCGAGTTCCAGTCCGGTGAGGTCGAGCCCAGTGGCCGCAGGCGCCTGTCCGTCGAGTCGCGCCAGCACCTGCTCCAGCTTCTGCGTGAGCGTCTCGTTGCGGGCCTCGAGCGCGGCGATGGATCGGGCCTGGTCGAGCTCGCGCTTCGATACTTCCTCGACCTGCCGCGTTCGGTAGTGGCTGCGCAGACCGGGGCGCACGGCGACAACATGCACGTCGTCGCCGTCGACGGGCGTTCCGACCTGGAGGATCGGCGCCATGCGCTTCCCGATCTTGATGTAATCGTTGAACAGGTGGGCGAACGCGCCTCCGCGAGCTCGCATGCCCTTGCCCTTGCCCTTGAACCCACCGGTACCGCGCTCGATGTAGCCGCTCGGCACCTCGTTCCAGCCGGTGTTCAGGCGCACGCGGTCGCCCCCGACCTTCGGAGTCAAGAACAGCGGGCTCTCGCCGTTGTTTCGGATGTACATCATCTCGGTCATGTCGTGTTCCTTGTTCGAAGAGTTGTCGATCAGACCGCAGGCTCAGACACCCCAGCCGGCGCCCTTGCCGTCCAAGAACAGCACGCTCTCGGTGTTGGTCACCTGCACGCCAGCGAAGTACGACCAGATCGCGATCTCGACCATCCACTGGTTGCCAGGCACGAGCACCGGCTGCTGAACCTGAGCGAACACGGGCATGGTGCAGCGGATCAGGTCCGGCGATGGCGTCAGGAACAACGCGCCGGGATGCCCCTTGTCGTCGGCATTGGCCATGCCGGGATCGACGACGATCTCGAGCTGCTCGTTGTTGTCCAGGATGTATTTGCGCAGCGTGCTGTCGGTGCCAGCCCCGAAGTTCTCGGTCTTCAGGTGCCGCGCGATCAGCCGCGGCAGCACCAGCATCTCGGGCTCGGGCTCCTCGGAGTCCTGACCGTAGATCGCGTCGATGCTCTCGTTGAACTCGTCGTAGATCGGCCCGGCGTTGGCCGTGGCCCAGTCGACCGTCGAGACCTTGTGCAAGACCCCGGGGTAGTTGACCACGCCTCGCAGCCCGTGCGCAGCCGAGCCTCGGCGGATCAGCCGGTTGATCGCCTCGTAGTGCTTGCGACGGGTCTTTTGACCCTTGAGCTGCTGCTTGTCGTAGCCGGACTTGGCCGCCTGCGCGATCTCGAAGAACCCGATCTGCAGCTTGTGCTCGATCTTGTGGAACCTCGCGGTCTTGAGCTCGGAGATGATGTCGACGGTTCGCTCCTGCGCTTGATCGAGCGCCGTGAGCCCATCGTCCTGCGTCGAGTCGGTGACGCCGCCCTCTTCCCACTCGAGATGCTTGTCACCAATGCCCGCGCCCGAGTCAGTGATCGTGATAATCGAACCGTCGGCAAACGGCGTCTCGAGTTCGGGCTTCATGAACAGCCCGGCGATCATCGCCGTCGTCGCGCACCGCGACGCCGTGTGCAGCATCGCGTCGTTGTTGGCGAACAACGCCGCGAACTGAGGGGTCTTGCCCCACTGCTTCATGGCCAGGTCGCCCACAGCGTGGGCGACCCCTTCGAAGTGTTGGTCGAGCGCTTCCTGCTTGTGCCAGGGCTGGCGGAAGTCGAGCTTGGGTTCACGTGAAATTCGAGCGTTCATGGTTGGTCCTCGCGCAAGGTCTTTTCGGTCGTCCAGGCCTGGCTCACTTGAGCAGCAGCATCGCGGTCAGCTCACCGTTCACATCGGTGTAGGAGAGGGAGGTCCAGCGGGCGTTGTCGAGCAGCTGGGTGTCGCCGCCGTCGGCCGAGATCCGAAACGCGCCGTTCTCTTCGGTTCCGGTGTCGACCTTGCGGACGTACACCGCATTGTCGAGGGAGGTCACAGCCTCTTCGACCGCGACAGGGATCTCGCCCTGCGTCACCACGTCGACGTTGGCGCCGACCGACCAGTGATCATCCTCGCTCGAATCCCCGGTGCTGCTCTCGAGCTCGGCGTTGATCGCCGTGACGCCGAAGAACAACCGCTCGGCGTCGCCAGTCACCAGCTTGCGCAGATGACCGTCATCGTTGAGCGCGACCATGAGCCCGGGGCGCAGATCATCGTTGGCCGCGGTCACGTCGGTCAGCGTCATGGTGACGCCACCCGGGGCGACGGGCGTCGCCAACGTGAAGGTCTGGTCCAGGTTGCGCGCTTCGAGGTAGAGAGTGGCCCCGTCAGCGGTGCTCTCGGCGACGAAGACCACGACCGCGAGCGAGTCGGCCTTGGCCCCGAGCGCCTCCGCGGTCCCGGCGAAGTCGGAGCCCGCCATCGTCACCGACACCAAGGTGCCGTTGAATAAGAAGGAGTGGACGCCATCGGCATAGGCGCCGGTCAGCGCGACGGACCACTTGGTGGGATGACCGGGCCACACTCGGCTCCGAACATCTCCACGCGCGTGATCTTGGACTTGCCCGCGCATGGCGGGATTGACGGTGGACAAAGACATGATGTGCGGTCCTCTCGGGTCGTGGCGTTTGCCGTGGTTCAGTTCGTGGAGGCGTTTTTGCCGTACACGCTGGTGGTGTCGATCTTGGGGACGAGGCTCGGCAGCGGGTGGCCGTCGTTGCTCGCCCCCGCCTTGCGAGCCGACGCGAGCCGCTTGGTCGTGGAGTAGGCGTGCGACACGAAGGCGTCGAAGGTCGGCGCGGGCTTGTCCTTGTCGGGACCCCACGCGGCGTCGATGTCGACCTTGGCCGCCGCATCGAGATCGAGGATCGCGGCGACGCGCATCGCCGTCATCGAGTCGGGCCGCTTGCCGCTGGCCCACGTCGACACGAGCTGCGGACACAGCGGGGCGATCTCTCGCTCGATCTCTCGCATGTCGGCCTCGGCCTTGTCGGCTTGCAGCGTGGCGACGGTCCGCGAGAGCGCGGAGAGTTCTCCCTGTGCGGCCGCGAGATCGGTCGACAGCTTGGCTGCGTCGCTGTGCACCTTGGCCTGCGACGCTCGGATCCGCGTCGCCGCGTCCTTGCTGACGCGCAGCTTGACGCCGTCCATCTCCATCATCTCGCCGCCGCCGAGGTGCTGGGCGACCAGCTCGGGGTCGAGCGCGAGCGCGACCGCGATCGCCTGCATCGCACCGTCTGCGGCCTCGGGGCTCTCTGCATAGGCGTACGCCTTGATTGCGTCGAGCAACGCCATCGCGGCCTCGGGATCCAACTGGTCGTTCTTCGGCTTGGTCGTCATGTCGTTTTCCTTGCTGGCCTCGAAAACAGAAGCTCCGTCGATCAGCGCGCGGGCCTTGGGGCCTGCACGGGCCTCATCAACGAGGGATTCGTGGTTCACCTCGATGTGGGTCTGTCGGTACGTGAACTGGACCCCCTGCGCATCGACGCCAGGATCTCGCACCGCGACCGTGGTGTAGCCCGTGCTGAGCTGTATCTTGCCGTCCCGCATCTTGCGGATCGTCGAGATGTCGCCGACGCAGATCTGGACCTTGACGAAGCGCAGCCCCTGCTCGTCCGGCGGCTCCAGCGTCGCGCCGGTGCCAAGCATGCCCCTGGCG